AGAAGAAAAAGCTACTGGTAATTGTAACGACTGTGGTAAACCTTGGGCCGAATCAAAGGCCAAAGATGTTACCATACGTGTCGTTAAAATGCCTGAAGTGTTTGGTGATGGAGGAGAACTTTAGTTCTTACAATCACAGTCATCGCAGCAATGTTGCTCTGAATCTTTGATATGTCTTTCAACGTCTCTTTCCATAGCTAATAGTCGTTCGTGATATTTGCTCACCTTATCTGCAAGGTAGGCAATGGCTTTATTTATGTCTTCGTTTTCCATATTTGCTCCTGTGATTGTTAATTTTGGTGAGAACCTAATGTAAACATATTTTATTTCAAATCAACAGAACTTTTTAAAATTGTTTTATTGACAACTACGCTGTCTCTGAATAAGCGACTTGCAAATACTCTATCTTTGTTACCCAACCTTTTGGTATGGCTATCGCACCACCACCATGATTGTCATCTTTATCAACACACCAAGATCGCATAATGACAACCTTTTCTTTAGTGTTTACAACCATGTATCCTACTTCTTGACACACGGCCAACGGTGCATTAGTTATGTCTTTTATAGGCAACCAACCAGTTTCCATATCACGAGCGTCTAACCACGTTAAACGAACCATAGGAACCTTTGTAATATCGAAGCTCATTTGTAGTTGCACATTACTAGAAATTTGCCTATAATTATACGATTAATTAGGCTCATTTCACAAGGCCAGCCTCCTTGCACTATTTAACAATCATGATTTGCAAAAGGAGAACATGCTAAAAAAGATTTTTAAGTCCGCTAAGAAATTAGTACAAAAAGCAGCACCTGTAATAGGAGCTGGATTAGGATATCTTTATGGTGGACCAGCACTAGGTGGAGCATTAGGCTCTGGTTTAGGTGCAGGTATTGGTAGTTTAGTAGGGGGCAGAAGTCCTCAAGAATCTTTGCGTAATGCTTTACTAGGTGGAGCTGCAGGATTTGGGGCTACTAAATTTTTAGGCATGACACCAGGCGCAGGTCTCAGTGGTTTATTAGGTAGGACAGCTCCTATATTAGGAACAGGAACAACTGGTGGAGCTGCTGGTTCTGGATTGATACCAGGAGCTGCAGGTAAATTAACAGTAAAAGCACCTCAAGGATTAAATGCACTTCAAAAAGCTGCGGCATTTGTAAAAACAAGACCATTAACAAGTGCTGCTATTTTAGCAGGAGCGACAGGTTTGATGGGTAGTGAACAAGAACAAAAAGATTCAGAGATGATGCCAGGTGTGTTTGGAACTGTAGATCCCTTTAAACAATTAGGTGCAGCAACTACTATGCCTGTAACAACGATTCCATTTTCACAGTATGGTCCTAATCTAATTAATAGAAGAGATGGTGGTATTATTGGTTTATCTGAAGGTGGTAACTTTCCAAGAAAAAATGGTAAGATAGCAGGACCAGGAACCGAGACTAGTGATGACATACCTGCAATGTTAAGTGATGGAGAATTTGTTATTAACGCAAGAACAGTTAGAGGACTAGGACAAGCAATGGGTGGTAAAGGAAAAGAAGATACTAGAGACAGAGGATCAAAATTCTTGTATAGTCTGCAAGAGAAATACGGAGGCAAGAGATAATGAGTACGACTACTCAAATACAAAGACAACCAGAGTATATTGAAAAAAGAGCCGAACAGCTTTTAGCTTCTGTATTTGGTGACCCAAGCGCAGTAAGAAGATCAGGTGAAAGTGATGCTGATTTTAACTTACGTAAGTTTGGTAGAGCAGGAATATCACAAGCTATACCAGCATTTCAATTTGCAGGGTTCACGCCTCAACAACAACAAGCATTTGGTTTAGCAAGTCAAAATGTAGGAGCATTTCAACCTGCATTACAGAAAGGAATGTCAACAGCAGACCTAGGAGTTGCTGGTTTAATTGGTGGAACACAAGCTTTTCAGCCATCACAGGCACAAGCTTTCATGGACCCATATCAACAGAATGTTACACAACAAGCTTTAGCAGAATTAGATAGACAAGGAGCTCAAGCTAGAAATAGATTAGCAGGACAAGCAACAAGAGCAGGAGTATTTGGTGGTTCTAGATTTGGTGTACAAGAAGCAGAATTAGATCGTAATTTACAAGACATAAAATCAAGAAGAATATTTGAAGACTTATCACGAAACTTTCAACAAGCACAACGTGCTGCAATGGGTGCACAAGAAGCACAACAAAGAAGACAATTAATGGCTGGTCAACAGTTAGGTAATCTTGGTAGAGTACAAGCTGGACTTGGAGCTCTCGGTCAACAACTAGGACAGCAAGATATACAATCACTTCTAGGTGTTGGTGGTATGCAACAACAACTTGGCCAAGCACAATTAGAAGCACAAAGACAACAACAACTCATGGCACAACGTGAGCCATTTACAAGGCTTGGTTTTGCTAGTGATATACTACGAGGCACACCTAGTGGTGGTATCTCTTACATACAAGAACCTAGCACTAGTCCATTTGCTCAAGCACTTGGTTTAGGTATTGCAGGACTTGGCGCTCTTGGTCAGTTTGGTCAAGGCTTTGGTGGAGTAAAAGATGCATTCAGTGGTATAGGAAACATTTTTAACTAATGGGTTTTCCAATAATAGGTTTGGGTTTATCTGCCCTTAGATTTGCGGCACCTTATGCATTAAGAGCTGGTAAAGCATTAACAAATCCTACCAACATAAGAAACTATCTTGTGGGTAAACCTGTTTTTAGATCAGGTATTGGTGGTATAGAAAGAGTTAAAAAGTTTGGTATTCCAATGAGAAGAAATATAGGAGCACTTAAATTTGGACCATATGGTTCAAACCTTGCAGCACAATCAGGTTTGATGTACGGTGGTAAGTTAGGTTATGACCTATTAGCAGATAGTGCAGAACAAAGTGTAGAAGATAATAAAATAGATGACTCTCAAATAACTGAAACTAAAGGAAAGAAAGCTGGAGCAGATAGAAAACAAGCTGCTGAGGGCATGTTGAGTGAGGGTATAAAAAATTTAGCAGGAGAAACAACAGATACTCCTGAAGGAGAAAAAGCAAAAGGTATACAAGACGTATTTAAACTAACAAACAAACAATCAAATGATATTAAAGATGGAAAGCTAGATGATTATATTAAACAAAATATGTCTGTGTTTGATAAATATTTAGGAGATACAAAAGGAAGAAGTAAAGCTGCTGTATACAATGCCATGGTTCAGTTTGGTTTAGGATTAGCTAGCGCTAGAGGTGGTAATCTTGCAGATAAAATAGCGAGATCAGCTAGAGAACCACTAGCAGAGTTTGCCAAAGTAGGAACAGCACTAGCGGACCGTGCCGATAAAATAAAAATGGCAGCAGTAGAACAAGGATTAAAACAGCAACAACAAGAAAGAGAGTTTGCACAAGAAAAAGAACTTGCAGAAATGGACGCTACAGGAGGAACAGACTTCCAACAAAATTTAGCAACAATACAATTAATGGCTCCTGATTTAAATTCAAAAGATCAAATAAGATTAGCAAGAGGTTTAAAATTAGGTGAAACTAGAGAAGAATATATTAGGAATAATGTAATTAATTGGATGGGTGTAACTGGTGAAGATAAGGCAGAAGCGGAACAGAGTTTAGGTAGTATTTATGATGGAAATGTAGGAGGAGGTAATTTACCTACGATAACAACAGAAGAAGAATATAACGCTTTACCACCAGGGTCTTTTTTCATACAAAATGGACAGCAAAGACAGAAGCCAGCAGAATAGGTATATAAATGGCAGAATTATTTGGTGTTCCTGCTAAAATTAATGAGGAAGAAGATACAAATTTATTTGGTGTTCCTGCTCAAATAACAACTTCAACACAAAAAGAGAAAGAAGACAAGAAAACAGGATTAATAACATCTGCCGTGGCTGGTGTTGGATCTGGTGCCGTGAAATCTGTTGAAGGAATCACGACTCTTGGAACTACATTGATTGATTTAGGGCTTGGAACTGACTTAACAAAAGATGTAGAAGATTGGTTTGATAGCACAAAAACTTTTACAAAATTAGAAGATCTAGCAGATGATAGATGGACTGGATCTGTTACAGAAGTATTAACACAACTTGGTGTACCAGGTGGTATAGCTTTAAAAGCATCTGGTAAATTATTAAAAGCAAAAAATGCTGGTTTATTTACTAGAAAACCCGTGATGACAAGAGCGCTGTCCGTAGGGTTGGCAGAAGCTGCAGCACATACACAAGATTTAGGAACAATAGGAGACGCTGTAGGTTTTGGATTAACGGAAACAGATAGTCAAGAAGGATATGTAGGAAGAAGAGAGGCTTTCAGACGTTTAAAAAATAGACTTAAATTTGGAACAGAAAGTGCATTAGGATTTGGTCTTTTTGATAAGATATTATTACCAGGATTAAAAGGTATAGGAACTTTAATGAGAGGTAGTGATGGTAGTATATTTAGTTTTGGAAAAAAAGGAGATATATTACACAATCCAGCTCAAGTAACTTATGTAGAGAATGGTGTGCCTGTTTCAAAAACAGCAGAAGATGGCTTTGCTTTTAATAAAAGTAATATTGTTCGTTACATAGATAAAATATTTTCGTACGCAAGATCACGAGCGGATAATCCTGAAGCGATGTTTATGTCTGAAAAGAGAATGGTCGCTGCTAACAGAGCGGCAGTTGCTAATGCTAGTCGTTTAGCTCAAGATTTATTTACTGATACGACAAAAATTTTAGAGAAAAAATTTAACCGAAAAATGGATAGTAAAATGATACGTGAGAGAGATAAAGTTATGGAAATGTTCTATGATTATCTAACAACTAATTCTAAAAAAGATCCTAAAAAATTTCAGGAAATAGGAGAGCGTATTCAAGCCATGGGTTTTGGTGATGTAGTTCCTATTCTAGGAAGTATGCGTAGTAAAATAGATGTTCTTTCAAAAAAAATTATGGACAATCCTTTAGCACAATCAGCTGACCCAGGTGGAACAAAATTTATCGATACAGTTGCAGCAAATATTGGTGAGTATTTAACAAGAAGTTATAGATTTAGTGGTGCAAAAAAACAAAATTATATCAAGGAATTAAAATCAACAACTGAAGGCACTTCAATAATAAATAAAGCAAAAGGTTACATAGCATCAAAAATTCCTGCGTTTGGAAATGCTGTAAAAGAAGGAGATAATATCGTTGGATTCACTCCTAAAGATCCTAAAATGGCAAAAGCCATGGACGACTACATTGATACCATACTTCAAACAGGAGATGAAACTGGAGTTGGAGATGCATTAGTAAAAAGAAAAGTTGTGGATGCAGAAGTATTTAAGAAAAGAAGAAATTTGCCAAAAGAAATTCGTGATCTTTTGGGAGAAATAAAAGATCCTAGTCAGCAGTTTGTAACATCAGTTGCTAAAATGGAAGATTTCTTAAACTCATCAAAGTATTTTACAGAAGTGTATGATGCGGGACTAGGTAAATTTATTTTTAAAGAAGCTGCGTCTGGTGATGGCGTTAACTTTACGGAAAAAATTGTAACATCAAATCCTTTTAATCCTTTAAATGGTAAATTTACTACAGAGGCTATAGCAAAATCTATAGCAAAATTTTCTGATGACACACAAGGAGGAAACACATTAGGAACTTTATATAATACCTTCTTGTTGGGACCAAAAGCATTAACACAAGAAATGAAAACAACTCTTTCACCCATTACACATTTTAGAAATCTTATTAGTGCATTATCCTTTTCTGCTGTTAATGGTAATTTGTTTAAACCAGGCGCATTTGCAGAGGCTAAGAAAGTATTATTTCCTAATTTAAAAAGTCAACTAGCATCTGATTTTAAAAGAAAGTTTAACACCGTTGACGATTTGCAAGCTCAGTTTGATGAGTATCAAAAATTACAAAGACTTGGTGTTGTAAACACGAGTGCTAGATTAGGAGACTTGCAAAGAACTTTGGATGAAATAACAGAAGGTGTAGACAACATGACGGAGCTTGGAAAGACACAAACTTTTCTTGATTCTCTTGGTAGAAAGTTTGAGGGACTTGATCCGATTAGAAAAGGTGCAAGAACATTGTATCAAGCTGAGGATGATTTCTACAAAATACAAAATTTTTACGCAGAAAAGAATAAAGTTAACGAACTTTTTAAAAAAGAATTTATAAATAATAATACAAGCTTTACTGCAAAGTATGCAGATATCGCAAAAAAATTTGGTATTGATGATATAAATGCACCTGTTAGAAAAGATGCTGAAGGAAAAATAATTGAAGCATCAGGAATAGATAGATTCATTGATCAGTATGCTGCTGATATTGTTAGAAATAATATTCCAAACTATGATTATGTTGGAAAAGGAATACAACTTCTTCGTAAATTACCATTTGGTAACTTCGTTGCTTTTCCTGCAGAGATAATTAGAACAGGAATCAATACCATTACGAGAGGAGTAAAAGAATTTAATGATCCTTTACTTCGTGGAATAGGTATGACAAGACTTGGTAGTATGGCAGTATTTGGACTTGGTTCTGGAAAAGCTTTTTCAGAAATGGGTCAATTAATAAGTGGTGTAAGTAACGAACAAATAAATGCTCTTAGAGAATATCTACCAGAGTGGTCAAAAAATTCTGACATCATACCAGTTAAACAAGATGGTCAGTTATATTACATAGACTATTCACATACCAATGCATATGATGCACTTACCCGTCCATTTAGAACAGCATTAAATGAAATGAGAAAGGGTGCAATAGATGAAGAGGGCTTCATAAAAAACATGACAACCGCAGCTATTGCTGGTGCATCTGAAACAATGAAACCTTTTGTAGAAGAAGCAATCTTCACTAACTTTGCAGCAGATATATTTTTAAGAGGTGGACAAACTAAAGAAGGATCAAGGGTATATAACCCAGAAGATCCTTTAGGAGACAAGATAAGTAAAGTTACTATTGAGGCAATGAAAGTATTTGCACCTGGATCATTAACTCAGTTTGGTAGACTAGGTTTAGCTGCATCAGGTAGTTTTAATGATTTAAATAGGAAGTATAAAGTATTAAACGAAAGTGCTGGTATTCTTGGATTTAGAATACAAGATCCTTTTTTAGAAGATGCTCTAGGTAAATACAAGATATCGGAATACAGAAGACGTGTAAGAGATGCTAAACAGATTTTAACTAGAGATTTACAAAGAGGTTTGGTCAGCACTGAAGAAGCTGTAAACATATATAACAAAGCAAACAGAGCAAAACTAGACGCTGATAAACAAATGTTAAAAGCTATAAAAGCTGCAGAAATTTTAGGTGTTTCAAAAACAAAAATAAACAAATTTTTAAATGATAGATTAAGTAAAAAAGAAAAATTAGCTCTTTTGAATAATCAGTTTGTTCCTTATACCATACCTGATTATATGAAAAAAAACCTACGTGATACAGAAAAATTAAGAGGGATGCCTAATTATAGAAAGAATATATTAGATGCCATAAATAGTAAATTTAGAGAGCTTAGAGGATCACTTTTATTTGATAATGTTGGTAATATATTTAAAGGTAAAGAAAACATTGGAGGTAGTGCATCTCGTTTTCTTGAAGGACCTTTTGGTTCTGGAGAGCCAACACCACTCACAACCACTAGTCCTCTAGAAACAATTAAACAGCCTATAATTCCTGCTCCATCTGTTGATATACCCCTTGGATTTGATACCTCACAAGTGGGAACTGGCACAATAGAGCCATCAGACAGATCTCAGCTTGCCAAAAGCGGAGATATTGATATAACAGAAGCAATAGCAAATAGAGGATAATATGCCACCACCAAGACGTAGAACTAGAAGAAGACGATCAGGCGGAAAAGGAGGCTCTCGTAGAAGCGCAGGAGGCGCTGCTGCTAGAAGAGCTGCTGCTAGACGTGCAAAACAAAGAAATGATGCAAGACGTGCTGAAATAAGAGATCAAGCTAGAGCTAATGCTGGTAGAGGTAGTAGTGGAGCTGATATAAGAACAGGTGGCACTAGTACAGGTAGAGAATCAGGTATCGCTGCTAGTCAAAAAACAAACAAAATTAAAAGTTTAGAACAAAGTGTTGGTAGCCTTGATAGACGAATAGAGAACGCTTTGAAGGCAGGTAATACAGACTTAGCAAAAGATCTTCGATCAAGATTAAATAAATTTACCACACGACTAGGTGATGAAAGAGCAAAACAAATAGATGGTGGTGTTTTAAGAACTGATAGTGGAAGCATAGTTAAAACAAGTAGTGGTCGTCCTGTTCTTACCAACCGTGGTTTAGCTGCATTCAACCAAACAAAAGATATGGACTTCTTAGATCCAACAAGAAAATTACAAAATGAATACCCAGAAGAATTTGCGAAGATGTATCCTATCACTAATCAATTAAATAAGGGACTGCCTACAACTAGAGTTGCTAGAAGAATAGGACAAGAACTTCTTGGTATAGAACCCAAACCAATAGGTTACACAGACCCTGATATGCCAGGTGTGAGATATCCTTTGGATATAGGCTTTGGTGCAGGAGAAGGTGAACCAGAGGCAGCTACAATAGATGACTTTGATAAGTCATTAGACCGTGCACCAGATGCTGTTCCATTACCAGATGTTATTATAAGACAGAAACCTGAACCACCTATAGATAAAACAGATGTGACATCCAAATCTGAAATACAACCAAACAAAGAAGTTCTGCCTTATGTCCCACCATTTATAGATGCAGAAAAAGTTAATCCTAAATTAAATGAAGTTATCGGAACTGATAATCTACCTATAAATTTGTATAATCAAAACATGGCAGAATTTTCAGCTGATGAGGAAAGAAATCTAGCTTTAAAACAGCCTGCGATTACAGGATTAAAAGATGAGAATATTATCATGCCTGGAACTCAAGTAAGTGGAGAAAACTTTGCTAATCAAGTTGCAGAAAACAACGCTCAATTAAAACAAAATGTAATTGCTAATCCTGAATTAAATAACGATCAAAAAGAAATGATACTAAAAGAAATAGATGATCTTACAGGATTTGAATCTACAAGTTTACTTCCTGCTGGTAGATCTGATCCAGTGATCTTTGACCAGTATGTTAGTGACGCTTTAAATAGAATAGGACAACCACAAGTTGTGCCTCAAAACTTTGATGTTGTTGATCCTAGCATTGTTGATCCTGCAGCCGAAGCTGATGCACTAGCTACCTTAAACTCTTTAAATGAAAGCAATGCGGAACGTAGTCTTTTTGAAAGACTATTTGATTCAAACCCAGATGAACCAGGAACTCAGTTCTTTAATTTAAATCCTAATAGATGAAGAAGAAAACAAAGAAAGAAAAGAAGATAAGCAAGGTCATGATAGAATTTAAAAAAGGCAAACTACCTATTGGTAAATCGAAAAAGAAAGTTAAGTCTAGAAAGCAAGCTATTGCTATTGCTTTAAGAGAGGCTGGGGTTAAAAGAAAATGAACCTGTCAATGCGTGATTGGATATGGGTCATGGGTATTGTAGCTGGTATTGCTACAACGTACGGTATGATGTCATCACGAGTCACGGCTCTTGAATCTAAAATAAAAGATTTAGATATGTTGCGTATCGATTCACGGCTCTCGGTCATTGAGATACAAGTTATAGAAATAAATGAGAAGTTAGATAAATTATTAGATTAAGTTTCTTTATTAATATCTTCAATACACTGCACTTTGAACGTAAAATATTTGTTCATCTCAAACTTCATAAAATTTCTGCCCATTTGCTGACACACTTTTAAATCGTAAAACTTTTCTTGCAGCACCATTTGATTACCAGTGTAAACCCATGAGTCACCATTAAAACCCCAAAGGCTTACCACCAATAAAAAAATCTTAGTCATCCTTATAGAAGTAGCATTTTCCTGTTTCACTTACCATGAGTAATTTGACGCCCATTTTTTCTTGTGAATCAGAAACCTGTCTTGTAATTTTATATCCAGCAAACTTTCCCGTTTTTCTGGTGCTTTCACTCTTAACGTCTATCTTAATAATCTCACCGTCTTCTCCCAAAGCTATCAAGTCACAAGGTCCAAGACCACTAATGTTATCAAAGACGTAATACTCCTGAGCTGTCAGCCACTCTATTGCTCTTAGATGATTTAAAAATCCCTTTTGATGTTTCTTATCCAATCTCGCCCCACGAAAAACCAATTTCACAATCTACTTTAGCTGGTACCCTCATCTCCACGGCATTTTCCATGATCTCTATAATCTTTTTCTTCTCCTCTTCGGTAGAAAAAGAAATATCCAACTCATCATGTACCTGGATTAAAGGGGTAATACCCTCTTTAAATACATCTATCATTGCTTTCTTCGTTTGATCGGCAGCAGAGCCTTGAATTAATCTATTCAAAGCTTTGTATGTATAAGCACGTTTAATTTTATGGCCAAAACCGTACTCTATTTCAGCCTCTTTCTTTGGCATAGCTTTGTGCATACCAAATGAATTAGGTTCCCACATGTCAAACCGACATTTTCTTTGTAATAATGTCTTGATAAAGCCATATTGTGAGGCTCTAGACATGCTTAAATCTGTTAGTTCCTTAACAAAAGGAACAGTAGAATGATAATTATTAAAAACATCTTCTATCTCCTCTTTTTCAAGCCCTAGCTCACTCATTAATTTTCCCTTGCCCATGCCATACATCATCCCTAAATTGATTGTCTTGGCCTGTTTTCGGTCTATATCAGCCATGTCTGCAACTGTTTGATGGAAATCTATATTACCATTAGTATATCCGTCAACTAAAGTCTTGACTCCTCTAAGAGCTTGCTGTCCTTTTTTCTCCTGATTTTCGCTAATAACTGCAGCATAATGCACCAAAAGACGTGGTTCTTGTTGTGAATAGTCAAAGCATCCCCACTTCTGACCTTCTTCTGGTATAAATAACTGTCTTATTTTAGGACCAATATCGGCATTTCTAGCAGGAATCTGCTGTAGATTAGGGTTTTGCATACTTAAACGTCCCGATATGGTACCACCAGTCTCTGATCTTAATTGATTTACATCAGCATGTATACGACCTTTGTGTTCATGGCGCATAATAGAATCAATAAAAGTTGTTCTCGCTTTATTAAACTCTCTTGCTTTTACTATGCTTTGTGCAAACTTGTGTTTATGTGTTGCTAAAAAGTTTTTATCAAAGCTTGGTAATCCAGTAGGTGTTCTATTGTATTTTATTTTAAGTTTATCAAAAGCTTTTGCTATTGATAGAGGCGCTAATATCTCTACCTCAAACCCACAAGTCTTGTATAAATAATCTAAAACTTCTTTTTCTGATTTCTCGAAATCATTTTTTATTCTATCTGCTTTTTCTAGATCTATTTTTACTCCTTGTTTTTTCATGGCAAATAAAACATGAAACAGTTCTGATTCTAAACTAAAAATACCATTTAAATTTTGTGTGCTTATTTCTCTTTGTAATACATGCCAAAGTTTTAATGTTACTGAAGCATCTTGCTCTGCATAAGGACCCACATACATTGGAGGTAATTTCCACATCTCACTTTTCGCATCTACACCCCATTCTTTTGCAGCTTCATATAACAAAGCTTCTGATTTTGTTTCCCCTACATACTCTTTTGATAAATCACGAAGAGAATAATTATATCTGTTTTCATTTAATAAAGGAGCTGCGATCATAGTATCTATTATTTTACCATGTACTTTTAAACCCATAGCATCTAGCCAACCCACATCATACATGGCGTTGTGAAATACTTTATCACAAGGCAGTTCTAAGATTTCTTTTAGCTGTCTTTTAAAAATTTTCTCATCAAAGTTACCACCACCCTCGTGTGCAATAGGATAGTATCCTTGCCAACCATCCACGGCCAACGCTACACCAATAACTCTTCCTTTTTTTGTAGCCCATCCTGGTCCTATGCCAGAATTTAAGCCATCATCTTTTGTTTCTAAGTCAATAGCTATTTCTTTTGCATCTGATAAATTAGGAACAGACTCTGGTGGTATCCACTCACTTGGTGTTTTGAATAAAGAAGGCTGACTCACTTATCTCTTTCATTTATCTCCCCCGCAATAGAGGCATAAGCAGCTAAATCAATATAGCTGTCTTCTTTATGTGCATGCATTAATCTAGCTACCTTAACTAAAGCCATACACATCGCCACATCATGTGCTGATATATTTTTCTGGAGGAAAATTGACCACAACGCAGCGATGTTCTGATGATTCTTAAGTTTATCGCCATACTCATTTTGACGATCCCCTTCGACTAATTCTTTAGCTTGTTGTAAAATGTTGCTGCAAATCATTTACAACTCTTTAAACTCTCTGTTTGATTTTGATGATATAAGATGCAAAGATTTTTTTGCCCTCGTAGCTCCCACATAAAACACTCTCCTTTCATCATCAATTACCTTGCTGATGTTGTTATCTACCTTGGTAGGCAAATCTTTTAATAGCATAACATTGTCTGCTTCGCCACCCTTTGATGCATGTATCGTAGAAATTTTTATATTTTTCGATTTGTGAAAATCTTGGTCTCTATCCATGGCAGAATTAATATATCGTGTTTGTTCTGCTGGTATTTTATCTAGTGCAAAGTTCCACTCTGTATTGGAATCGACATTCAAACCATGCTTCACGACCAACGATTCATAGTCATATGTAACTTCATCACTAGCATTCTCTAAATTTTTAAACCCTCTTTCAATTCCACTATTACCTGAAATATAATGATAAATATCTTTTACGATTGGTAACTCAATTGATTCACCTTGTTGTATTTTTTTCCATCCTTTGATTGCATTCATCATTTTATCTGAGACAGAAGACCTTCCTTTGTACTCATAAAAAAATCCTTTTGATTTTAAATCTTCTATAAATTGTTCTGCTATGTAATTTGTTCTTGCTAATATTAACCACGATCCATTTGTCAAATCAATTGATGGATTAAAACAAGTGCGATGATGCTTTACTAAACCCTCTCTATCTTTTGGCTGCCAATCTTTTGGAACTCTATCTCTTACTTTTGTTATTAAATTATTTGCAAGTCTGTGAATTGATTTTGGAATTCTGTAAGATTGTTGCAACACAGTTCTCTCTCCACCAATTAATCCAAGTCTTTTTGTGTCAGCTCCAGCCCAATCAAATATAGCTTGGTCATCATCACCAGCTACATAAGCACGTTCACAATTTCTAATTATCAATTCAACCATTTGCCATTGTATGAAACTTAAATCCTGTGCTTCATCAATGATTGCCACATCTAATTTTGGTGCATCTTTTCTTTCATTAAATTTTAAAATCATGTCGGTAAAATTCAATACGTTTTTTCTCTTTTTAAAATCCTCTATACCTCTATCAATGTAGCTTAAAAACTCAAACCCTCCTCGTATGTGTTCATCGCTTTGTAAAAAAGCTGCAGACAAAGAAATATTTTTAACTTTTGCTGTATCAATTATTTTTAAATAAGGATCTTGCGGTTGTGATATCCCCAAATCTTTTACCGTTTTGTTTGGATTAATTATATTTACTTGTAAGTAATCAGATAATTCTTTGTAGTCTTTATCACCCATGACATCAGCATTCTTTAATCCTAAAAATTTAAATGCCATACTGTGTAGTGTTCTAAAATATTTTAAATCTTTTTTATCTAAACCAAATTTAATGGAGGCTCTTGCTATGGCTTCATCTGCAGCTTTGTTTGTAAAAGCAAAGTATCCTATTCTATCTGGTGGTGTTCCTTGTTGTAATTCTTTTTCAACAATGTTTAATAAATGAGTTGTCTTACCTGTACCAGGTGGACCAAATATTATATTAATCTTTTTGCTGTGCTTGTCTTGTAATATCATCTTGTATCATCATTAAGTTTAATTTTATCATCTTCAAATCATTAACCAGCATTCTCTTTGTTAACTTTGATTGTTTGTTCTCGGCTTTAGCTACAAGTTGTGCAGCTATACCTAAAGTTTCTTTAATTAGTTTTTCCATTCATCACCTCCAAGATTGTTTTTCCTATGTAGTAAGGTATCTGTGGTACCAAACTATTGCCTAATGATTTAAGTCTGTCCACCCGCTTGGGTATCCCATAAGCCACTCTACCCACGTCGGGTTCAACTGCCCAGTTGTTTTCTCTCTGCCACCCTCTGTATCTATCACTATCGTTGTTAAACTTTTCTGCGTTCCCTTCTTCCCTGTATCTCTCCTCTGATAACCTAGTCTCCCTTCGTGAGCTGCTGGGGTTGGCCACATTAGATTTGAATGTGCTACTTGATCGTTCAAACTGATTGGCATTTTCTTGTCGAGTTTCATTTTCATTCTCTTCTCGGAGCTCGGACCACGGCCACTGTGAGCGTCTGGAGTTCGCCACAATCCAGACTCTTTCTCTTTGGTGGTTGGCACCGATGCTCGAAGCTGAAATACTAAACGGCCTAACGGCGTAGTCTTCACTCTCCAAGTCCGAGATAACGGTGGCCAGAGGTGTCTCGGATCTTCTTCACCTTTTTTTCTACCTGCGACGGAGAAAGGTTGGCAAGGGTATCCTCCTGTAATGATATCGATGGAATCAATTCCATCTGCTTTGAGTCTTTCATAATTAAGTTCCTTTATATCTTCATATTGTTTAACATGTGGCCAATGTTTTTGCAGCACTTGTCTTGGATATTGATCGATATCACAAAACGCAACTGTCTCAAAACCACCAGTGGCTTCAAGTCCAAGACTGAAGCCACCGATGCCACTAAATAAATCTAAGTGTTTTAGTTTCATAAATTATATATAAGATATATCCCACATGATGTCAATTAAAATGGTATCTCCTCTTCTGTTTCCAATTTTTTTTCTGGAAGAGGTAATTCACTATCTCTTTTCTTAAACCAATCTGATTTCATTTTCCAAACTCTTGATTGAACTTTTTCAATATACTTCCTGGTATTCTCTGCTCCAAGATCATTTAATCTAGCTGCAATCCTCGTTGCTTCAAAACCTTTGAATCGTTGCTTTTCTAAATAAGAGATCAAGAACTCCATTTTAAAATATACATAGTTGTCTTCTTCAAATGCTTTACCATAATTTAATTCATCAACATGTTCTGCTCTTCCTTGGTCATTAACAAAAGAAAATAAATGCTGATCAAATCTACCATGTAGTGTTACATCTTCACCCATCTCAATAACTTCAACGGCGTCTGCCAACTCTTGTATTTTTCTTTTCCATTCTTGTTTTGGTATTTCATTTAAAATAATATTTGTTTGATCAAAACATGCGAGGACAAATTCGTTTTGGTTATACAATTGTTTTGTTGTTACAACTACTGTGTGTCCATCTACGTTTAAATACCAAATAGAATTCTCTGATTGATATTTTTTTAAATCACTAAACTTATGTTCGTAACTACCGCCAATACCGAACTGTCGTTGACGACATGCAGGTGCATTACAAAATGCACACATTGGTTGGTCTTTACATTTATAATTGTAATCTGTTTTTGTGTGTTGCTTAATTGTTTTTTCTACTTGTGTGTAAGACAAAGGCTTACGCATGTATTTATTATTGAACTCACCAATCTTGTCTTGCCATTCATCAGGCCATTTCTTTTTTGCATACACAGCATAGTGATACAAAACATTATCACGACCACCTTCTTCAATACCATCTGTCATTAATATTTCTAGACATGGTGGACCATCTGACATTTCAGAATCAGTAGGACTAATTTCTATTTTATAAAATTCTTCTTTCGTTATTTTATTTTTTTCGTACAGCTCAAAAAATTCTTCTAGTGTTGCAGCTTCTCCATTTTCTTTGAATGCATACCGCATTGTATTTTCTGCATTAAAGTATGGTAAGTTTAAGAATGAACCAGTGTCG